CATCAAAGCCATCATCTGGTCAAAGCGTGACGCCATCTGGTCAATGCGGCCCTGCAGTTCAATCTTCTGCAGCTCGACCGAAGCCTTAAGCGCGGCGACCTTCTCGTCAGATGCAGACTCCATCGCGGCAATCCGCTCGTTCGACTTGATCTTCTCCGCCTCAATCAGGAGCTTCGGATCAGGCTGCGGCTGAGGCGGATTCATCAGCTGCTGGTTCATGGCACCAATCGCCTGGTCGAGCACGCCCTCGATCTCTTGCGAGACGCGGAACTTCGACACCGCCCATTGCATGAGACGCAGCAGGAACGGCGCGGCTCCCGGCGTGGACTGCGCAACTGGAGCAACCTGAGAGACAAATGCGCCAAGGCCTTGCATGAACTGGACTGCTGCGTCTCGCTCGGCGGCCCAGTCCATCGCCGCCATTGAGTCGGCCTCGACGTTGATTCGATACTCGGCCAACTCCTCGTCCTTGATCAGCGCAATCGCGCCCTGCGCGAACTGAGCATCCGGCGTGCGCATGATGTTTGAGCGCGTCGCGATCGTCTCAGGCTGCCAGTGCTTGGCAATGATTTCGGCCTTGATGCGCAGAGCGTGCGTGACCCACTCCGCGATGTAGAACTGCATCAGCTGCACGCGCGTCGAGCCGAACTGCGCCTTGATCTGCTGCGCCGTAGCGGTTTCCGAAGCGCGTGACGACCCTCGCATCACATCGGAGATGCCAAGCACCTCGTAGATCTGCATCGTCTTGTCCTGGCGGTACTGGCGCAGACGCTCGATGCACGAGACGACCTGCTCGATCGGGGCAAACTCAATCTTGCCCTTCACGCCACCGCCCTCGGCGAACATCGCCCAGTTGTCGACCGGAATCAGCTGGTTCTCTGCAGCCTGGCTGAACATGCGCCCGACGGAATCTCCCGCCGACTTGTCGTACACGCCCGCGACCTTCGCCGCACGCGTGAGCCAGGTGATGCGCGTGTTGAGCTCGTCGAGCTCGTCGAACTGGTCCTGCGCGAAGATGTAGTCCGCGCGCGGCATGAAGTTGGAGCTGGTGACGTTCGCCGCGAGCGGCTTCGGGCAAGGGAAGAATCCGTCGATGTCGAGCGGGTCGTCCTTCACATCGAGCACGACCTCGGCGCCCTTGGCGTACCAGTAAACCTTCTTGTTCTCCTTCGACCAGATCTCGAACACCTCCGCCTTCGACCAGGGGTCGTTTTTCGGCGTCTGGTCGTTCTGCGACTTGGTGCCCGTCACAAGCGGCACCACGCGCGCGATCTCCTCGCCGAAGCGGGCCACGAGCTGGTCCTTGCTCATGTACACCCGGCGCGCAACCCAGCGCACTTCGTCCCAGGTACGCGCGGGGCTGTAGAAGAAATCCTTCCAATAGACGTAGTCGCACGGCGCGTCTTCCTCGACGATGCGCTCGTAGGTCGTCTCGGGGGTCAGCTCCTCGCCCGTGACGGGGTCGATCTCGGCCGGGATGACCTCGAGCGCGGTTTCGACTTCGTAACGCAGCCACACCTGGCCCAGACCCACAACGAGCCAGTCCTCGATGCCCTGGCGAATCGCGGCGTCCCAGCTCGAGACATTGTCATCGAACGATCGGTTGAGCAGTCGCTGGGTAATCACCCCCGCCACGCGCGCCTCGTCGTCCTCGGAGTCCAAAAACGCTCTCGACACCGACGCCTTGGGCGGGCGCGCATAGAGCAGCGAGAGCAGGACCTTCATCGTCGACCAGAACAGATTGACGCGCGACTCTTCCTTGTGCCACTCGTCGCGCTTGTCGAGGAAGCGGCGGGTGATCTTGTCGGCGTCCTCGTGGAACTTGTGCAGCTCCTTCTTCGAGGCCTCAATCTCGGCCGACCAGCGCTGGGCCATGCCCTGCGGCGTGTCGGCAAAGTCCTTCGCTGACTCTATGCGATCGGAATTGTCCATCAACCCACCCTGCCCGTTTTAGTCGGCACGCAATCCCATACGTCTTCGAGCGAAAACCTGTAGGTCTCGCCGCTACGCGGTGCGATAGTAACATCAGGCCTTGACAAATTGGAAGAAATGGGCCTCGCGGCCAGCGCTAGGTAACGAAACGCGTCCGCGGCGTGCGAGTGCTGGTCGTGCTTGGGACGGTTGCGGTAGGTCTGCGTGCGCTCGTCCCACTCGCGCATGTACGCCCGCAGGTGCTCGAGGCCGTCGTAGGTCGGTTTCTCGTCGAACCAGCACTTGGGCAGCACCAATCGCGTGGCCTCGATGCCGTCCTGCAGAGACAGCTCAGGCACGATGCGCGGCGTGATGCCGGCGGCGAGAAACTGCTCGATTATCGACTTGCCCGTTTGGAGGCTTTTCGCTTTGGCGTCGTGCGGGAGCCAGACGGTGCCGACTTTGTACGGGCGGCTCTTGACCCAGTCGATGTAGTGACCGATCGCTTGGCCGTCGGCTTCGTAGAACTCGACGATTCGGTATCCGCCGGGGGTGGTCTGCCATCCCCACCAGCTACAGCTGTCCGTATAACCAAGATCTGCCACGAGATCCACTGCGAAATTCTCGTCACGAGCGAACTCACCAATCTGCTGATTTTCATAAAGCTCTCCGATTTGCTTTGCGTAATAGGCGCCAGGGACGGCGGCATCGAAACTGACCTCGTACTCGACCGCGTAGGTCTCGGCGGTCATCTGCGCCTTCGCGTCGCGCAGCTCCTCCTCGGGCAGCACGCCCGTTTTCGACGCCGGCAGCTCTAGCAGCAGGTGCGTCGCGGGGTTCAGCCGCGCCTCTTCGCGCAGCTGCCAGAAGAAATTCTTGCCAGCCGGAGTCCCCGCCCAGATCGCACTCCCGCTGCGATCACTGAGAGCCGGTCTCACCACGGAATACCAAGTGCTCGGGCGCATCTGCCCGACCTCGTCGAGCACGACCGCGTCGAGGTAGAGGCCGCGGAGCGAGTCAGGGTTATCAGCACCGCCGACGTAGATCGTCGCGAAGTCGCCCGGCCGCCCGGTCAGGACCGTGATCTTCAGCTCGCTCTCATTAGGCGGCTTCGCCCAGAGCGGTTTGGTCAGGTCCTTTAAGTAGGACCATGCAACCCGCTTGGACTGCTCACGAAATGGTGCCAGGTAGGCCACCTGGGGCTTGGGGTGCTGGCACTCGAGCGCGCTGATCACAAGATCGGCGCACATCGCGACCGTCTTGCCCGCGCGGCGGTGCGCGACGACACACGCCCAGCGCGCGGTGCGGTTGTGCAGCGGCTGGAAAATGTCGCGCGGGAGGTAGGTGTTGATGTCCATCAGGCTGCCCAGGACAAAAACACGGGATTGTCGAGCTCGGACGGCACGCGATCCGCGGCCGATAGCAGCTCGTTCGACTTGGCGCGGTTCTCGCGCGACATCGCCACGCGCAGGTTCTCGGGCGTGTGCAGGCCGCAAACGATCTCGCCGCGCAGCGGCACGATATGGTCGACCTCGCAGTCGATGCCACAGTCGCGCAGAAAGCGCGCGTAGGCGTAGATCTTGCGCAGATCCCTCCCGCTCGCCCATTTGGGGCGCTGACGGCGCTCGGCAAGCTCGCGACGCGCGGCGCCCTCCGACAGCTTGCCTTTCCGCTTTGCTTTCTGAAGATCGGCAAACGACGCCCTGCACCGCACGCACCACTGCGGGTGCTTCGTTCTCGGCGTGCAGCGAAAGTCAACCTCGCTCAGTACCCGCTCGCAGCGCGGGCAGGCTCGTGGCGTGCTTTGCAGCAGCTCGCGTCGAGCGGCGCGCTTGGCCTTTTTGCGTGCGTTCTCGCGCGCCACCTTGCGCGCCTTGCCAGTCAACTCACCTCGAGCTCGGCGGGCGTCTATCTCAGCCAGCTGCTCACGCCAGCGGGCGTGGCGCGCCTCGTAGCACACCACGCACTCGCCTGTCGTGACCCGGCGCCAGCGGCCATGACCCTGCCCGCACTCGTGCCCGGCGTAGCGGTCGAGCCCCGACGCGACTGCCTCGCAGCGCCAGAGGATGCCCTGGGCAGCACGCAGCCTGGCGCGCTGTCGCCCCCGGCGCAGCCGCAGGCACTCGCGGCACTTGCCGTGGCGGTTGCGCCCGGCGTCGTGGCCGTTACGGCATTGCGTTGCGGTTTTCGCAACACCCCTTTTTTGGAATTGCAGTGGGAGGGGGAGAGGCTCCACTCGTCACCCTCCCCCCGTATGGCGGTCGATACCGGGTGGGGGGTCGGAAGCAGAACTTTCGGACGCAGCCTGGGGGGCCTCGAGAGCTGGCTTCGGGTCGCCAACCCGAAGGTCTCCACCCTTTTCCACCGTGATATCAATGACTTGCGCATCGACTGCGCTAGATTGTGCCGTAGTTGTGCCCCTGCCCCCGACGTTGCGTGCCGTCAGCCAGGGCAGCTGCACCACGATGTTGCCGTCGATGTTCGCCTGCAGCTGTGCCGGGATGACCTTGGCAACGAGCCCGGCGAAGATCTGCCGGTCCTGTACGCCGCCCTGAGCGCGCTCTATGAGCCAGCCAGCCAGACCCTCTGGGTGACAGGCACCCGGCCGGCAGGCGAGCTCTATGGCCTCCTTAATCGTTTTGGTGACGACGTTCGGCGTGCCCTTCGGCCTGCCGAGCGGGTTGCCGCTCTGGCCTGGCTTGAACGACGACCGCGTGGCGCGTCGGGCTGGGGGTGCCTGTAGGGGTGTTGTAGTCTGCTGCCTCACTGATGCGATGTTGCCATCGCTGTGTCACAGGCGCAACACTCTAACGCTTGAAGCCGGTCATCTCCGCCGCGGCGTTCAAGCCGACACCGAACGCGAGCGCGAGGAAGAACCCCACGAACCCGGCGACGAACGCCAGGAGCAGCAGCCCGATCGCGCCGCCCAGGATGATCAGTAACAAGACTCCAATCGACTCGGCCATGTGTACCTCCTACCCCGCAACCCTACCACGGCTCTCGAGCGCCTCCAGACCGCTAGACCACTACCACTTCCCCTATATAGGAACCGGTAGTGGTCTGGACCACCCCTAAAAAGGGTCAAAAAGGGCCCCTTGCAGGGCCTGCAGCCCCGCCCTTGGGGGGCGGGGGCTGCTGACGGCCTGCCTGCTGCGACCGCTGGCGACCGGTTCTAGACCGCGAACCGGTCTGAAGCGGTCTGAAGCGGTCTAGATCTGCCGCCCTGGCGCCTGACCGCCTGGTGGTGGCGTGATGCGATTATCGCACCGCGTTGTGTACGGTCGCGTACAGTTCGCTCACACCCGGCGCGGTTGCCGGGTAGCAAGAGGGAAACAAGATGACAAACACCGGTATTCGCGTCCCCGTCTACGAGCGCATCTGCACGATCACGGGGCGCCCGCTCAAGATTCAGTACGCCGTCAACGACGTCGGCACCTTGTACCGCCGCCAATGGGTTACCCCGGTGATCCGGTTTCTCACTGAGCGTGAGGGGCGCTGGGACAAATGGGAGCGCCTTGAAGGTTGCAGCCTCCCAGCCGCTGCCTACAAAACCGACCTCTTTTCCGTCGTGCGACGCGGCGCCCAGGAGGCCGCATGAGCGCCCTCGCCTACGTCATTAAGCCTGCCAGCCGGCCTGGATATTTCCGCGTCTGCTGGTCCCTGCCCCCCGCGGGCAATCGACTGTCGGGAGCGTGGGTCGAGCGGGTTGTCGCCCGTGCGCAGGCGGAGCGATTCGCCCACCGCCACAACCTGCGTTTGCCGGGGGCCGCATGAGCCTGACCTTAACCACGATCCAGCCGCGCATGGACCTGGCGCACGTCGCCGAGGCGCTCACCTGCGACCGGCGCGAGGCGGCGTTTGTCGTCCTCGAGCTGATCGCCGAGGGCCACTGGGCCAAAGACTTCGACGCGCTCGAGATCGACGAGCTGATGCACGCCCTCACCCGCGCCTGTGCACGCATGGACGCGCTGGGGATTGAGCCATGAGCGTCTTGCAGGTGATATCGAAGCGGGCGAGCTACGGCAGGATCGAGATCCGCCTGCGCGTGCTCGACGACAAGCTCACGAACGACCAGCTGTACCAGGCCGCGAAGGCGGCGCTCGGCGACGACGCGCCCTTTGGCGGCACGGTGGAGCGCCGTGGCGACGAGCTCGTGGTTAACATTTACACCGACTGATGCGATATTCGCACCGCGTATGGACACCACTATCACCCAGACCACTGCCAAGTTCGCCGCCCTGCGCGAGGCGGTCGAGCGTGCCGACACGCTCGCCGTCGTCCAGGCACGGCTTATCGACAACCAGGCTCGCGTGATCGAGCTGCTCGAGGGGCGCATCAAGACGCTCGAGTCGCTCGTCGCAGAGCTCAAAGCGCATTACTGAGAGGTTTCTATGTACGAAGCGTTCTATATCACCGTGTGGCTGCTCAGCGTCGGTAGCGCGTTGGCGCTCGTTGGCTGGGCGGCGTGGGATGTGTTCTGGCGCCAGCGCTCGCGACCGCAGGCGCGCTTTGAGCCTGACGCCGCGCAGCTGCGACGGCTGCAGGCCAAGCGCCGCCTGGCGCTGCGCAAGCTCGGCTCGCGCTGGGTGCTGCACTCATCGCAGCCCGCCGTGCGCTGGGGGGCTCACCGTGAGTGAGTTCATCAAGCTGCGCGGTTCGACTGAGGAGTACACCGTCGAGCGCTCGCTCGATGAGTTCTCCAACGCCGACGAGGCGGTGATGGCCTACGCGCACTTCCTGATGGCGCTCGGCTACGCCACCGAGAGCGTGCGGGATGCGCTCGAGAAGGTGTCAAGTGAAATCTGACATCGAGGCCGCGCGCGAAGAGAACATGCGCCTGCGGCGTGTGCAGGGAGATCTCGTCGTGCGCCTGGCTGAGGCCGTCGCGACCGAGATGGTGCTGCGCGGAGAGATCGAGCGCCTGCAGCGCGAGCTCGAGCAGGCCAAGGCGTCAAAGCACTGAGGAGAGCTTAGATGGTACACATCGACAACGAATCCCCACCAGGCTCCTGGGTACGCGAGTGGGACGCTCGCCCGCACTCGGTCCCCGAGTACCAGCGCGAGATCCACGAGCTGCGCGATCGCATCCGAGCCTATCTCGAGCGCATCGGCCAGCTCGAGGCCGAGCTGAACGAGGAGCGCGCCAAGACCGAAGCCTGGGTGCGCGAGCCATGACGGCCGCGTTCGCACTGGGATATATCTGCGGCCTTTTGACGGGCGCCGTGCTCTGGGCCGCTCGCAGGTAGATTGACTAGCCCTATGCGGTAGGGGCCCTCTTCGGCGCGCCGGGCGTCGTACCGCAACCCGGCACCTCCTACGCCAGGCTCTTCTCCATGCCCGCAGCCGTCAGCGCGTAACGCTCTGCGCCCTTGGTGCTGCCCTTCACCTGATACCGCTCGACCTCGAGCAGCCCATCGAGCACCATCTCCTGCAGCAGCCCCTGGCACGTCTTGAAGGCGAGCTTGGGCATACGCTCTGCGAGCAGCAGCGCATGGTAGGGGTTGTTCTGTGCTCGCGCGCTCGGGCTCAGGTTCATATTCTTGCGCAGCCCGTCTGCGACTCTTGCGAATAGTTCATCGCGCTGCTGATTTCGCAACATATCGCGCACGGCTGCCAGGCTCACGACCTGACCGTAGCGCCGGAACACTTTCGCGGCCGGGTCGAACTCGAGGTTGATCGGCTCCTGCAGCGGGCCGAAGTTGCACTTTTCGTGCCTGAGCGTGACGACCTTGTTCTCGCCGTCGCGCGTCATCGCCCAGCGCGAGCGGGCCGAGTTGTTCCAGGCGGTAGATCCAG